AGTAAGACCTGTAGAAGCCGGAACATTATACATCAGATGCTGAGTTGCTGCATCGCTGATGTGAAGCGTATCTGCTGCACTTGGTGTGATCCAATTGGTTCCGTCATTAGAACACTGCAATAAGATCGAACCGTTGATGGCAGTTGAAACACGGGTTACCTTGAATTGGAATGAACCCATCTTTGTAGCCTGTAATGGTGAAGCGTACAAATACGATGCTGTTACTCCGCCCGATGTAACTGTTCCCATATTCTGCGCTGAAGCTGCAAAGCTAAAAGCAAGGGCGGTAAATAGAATAAGAATTATTTTTTTCATTTCGGTTTTTTTGTTTCTGTTTTTGCTTTGCCGTTTTGGGATTCGTCGGCTTTCGATTTTTTTGCTTCAACGAATTCTGCTGTAGCAATCCCTCTTTCAATGAACAGGTTTCCAACCGGATCAGAGCAGGAAATCTCCTGCCCCTCTATCCAGTTATTTTCTTTCATTGCAGCGCCTTTAGCGGTAACGAATACTTTCATTACGATCCTGTGATTGCTGTTTTAATGTTTGCGAACGTGTCATAAATGAACGCTCCTGTATGATTCTCAGAGAACCATTGGTGGATACGTGATTCACAGATAGCTGTCACTAAGTTCTTAGTGAAGTCATCGTTTTCCCATCCAAAAGAAATTTCCATTTCTTTGTAGATAGAAACTTTATAGTAGTCAAGTAAAGCCACCTGAACATATCCAACCGGAACGTTATTATCTTCAATGATCGTTGTTCCTGTTTGAGCAGGGACAAACAATTGACCTTGTGAAGTTGCTTTAGTAAGGATCATATTTGCATAATCAATTGGATTGACAAATGCAGTAACAGGACCTTGTAGGTTACCTGAACGAAGTTGAGCAACACAAGCAATGATCGCATCCCAATTGTTAGGGTTCGTTGTCTGAACAGTTGTTAAACTGAATGTTGTTGAGATCGTTTGGATACCGGCAGGAACTGTTGATGATGATGTCCCTGTCATCAACGTTGTATTGATCTTCGAGCGTAATTGGTATTGAAGCTCCTGCTCAATGAATGACTGCATACCTTGAATATCATCTAGTAATTCAGTCGAACACTTTTCTGATACCGCAACTTTTTTAGCAACAGATGTTTCAGTTGCAAGTTCAAACGACGTACCCGGCTTTGCAACACCTGGTCCGATAAATGCTGCTGCGCCCAATGGATTCTTTTTATTAACCCATACAAGCGTTGCTGATCCTGTGCGACCTTTTTTAATGTAGTCCCAAAACGTAGGCTGAACACGAACAATTTCTGTAACACCTGGCAAATATTCTACCTGTGGTAAATACGCAGATGAGTTTAATGTATTTGCAGGAGTCATTGGACTTGCAACCTTTAATGTTAAAGGCTTTAATTCCGCTTTTGTTCCTGACTTAATAGATATCAAGGCTGTTTTATTTGCCTCTGCCCATTCGTTGATTTGTTCTGATACGGATTTTTGACCGTTTACTTTTTTACCTGTATCCTTTAAAGCTTCTAGTGCAAGGCCGTGTTTTTTCAACTCATCTTCGAGTTGTGCTACTTTAGCTGCATCTGCTCCGGCTGCGGGAATAGCTTTCTTTAGATCTGCGATAGCGGTCTCACGGTTTACAATTTCAGAATCGATTGACGATTTTACAGAAGCTAAAAGTCGCTTCACAAAACTTGCATCGTCTTCGGCCTTACCGTTACGTGCTGCAAATTCTGCGTCTGTTTCATCGTGTCCGTTCGCTGCTTTCGTTCCTTTGATTCCTGCCACAAATGGTAAGAATGCCAATGATGCCGTTGAGCATCCGATTGCTTTTACAAAGCCGATTGCATCGTTAACGTTAAATGCAGAAGCAAAGAACATCAATGCAATTGCAAAGAGTCCAAATGCAGACATGAACAACATTTTCTTTGCCCGTTTTATCTTATGTTGATTGCTGTTGGTTTTTGCAATCAGTAAATGATTTTTTTTCATTATGAGTTTTGTTTGTTTGTTTATACGTTGATTGCTTACACCTTCTTCATCACAACGGGTCTTAAAAGAATGTTGCTACTGAATGAGAAATGTTGGTGAAGCAAAAATATTTTTGAATGCCTTGTTTTTGGTTGACTAAACGAAACTTTTTATTTAAGCGCGCTAGCTAGTTGCGAGTAGAATGATTTTACCGGAGGCTCAATCGCATCCTCTCTCTTATCCTTTAATTCAACAAGATTATAGGTGTCCTCAAAGATTTGTTTTAGTTGAACTAGTTGTATCTCTAAGGCCTGCATAGCATCGTCTGAAATAGTTCCTGTCTTTAACATTGAACTCACCTTATCAATTCTACTAACTACTTGAAGCATGGTAACATCTTCTTTACCCTTCACTCCCAAATGCGGCGTAAGCTCATTCATTCCAAAGGCTACGGTTGAGCCTTCGAATAGTTTGATTTCTTTCCAAGCATAGAAGTAGCCTCGCTCTTCTGCTTTCTCAGGATTGATAAGCATTTCCATGTACTTTTTCCATGAAGTTGAATTTCCATGCTGACCGTCCCGTTCAATCATTTCACCTTTTATATACTGAAATCCGATACTGTGATTGTCGTAAATGCCTTCTTGGTACTTAATAAGTGTGTCGTTGCCTTCGGTAGAGGTGTCCATCTTGGTTTCAAAATATACTCCTGTTACTTTTCCGAATTCGGTATCGACTTCTTTTTCTTCCAATACTAATATCTTGCCCGGTAAACGAGTGGTGTCATGAAACAAAGCGTGCTTAATTTTGGCAACTGCATTTGATTCGGGGCCGTTTTCTTTAATTGAACGTTTGCAGCAACCTTCAAGAAGTACGTCCATTCCGCCGTCAACGAAATTGTAGGCATTGTATATTCCCGTGACAATTCGCTTAGTCAGATCAACATCTTTGATCGATGATTTGCCAATACAATCTTTAAGGTTGTAATGCTTTCCCGTTTTCTTTTCTAGCTCTGTTAGCATCTTCAATGATTTTTTCTTTATTATTAGGAATAACAATCGGTTTTATGGCCCGCTGTTTTAATTCCCTTGAATCTTTATTGTTGTGTTTGCCCTGCATTGATTGAGATATTGCTTCCTTTAACTACACCGTCTCCGTCCGGATCAACTTCTGCGAGTGTTGCATACTGCTCCTTACCGATGACGCCGTCCTTAAACAACTGCGAAAGCCGTTCATTCTCTGTTTTCTCTGCCTGCGCCTCTTTTAATGCATCTTCTTTCATACATGGCAAATGGTCGTAAGAAGCAACCAGTTGCTCTCCTGTGTTTTCATCTAGCAATTCGGCAGTAAGTGTTCTTAGTAACTTATCAGCTACCGGTTGTAGTCCATTTTGAATCGTATTCTTTTGGCCCTGCAGTTTGTTTTCAAACGTTGCGCCCTTAACAGACGAATATAGATCACGGTCATGTCCGTAAGCATCACATAAAGAAGAAAACGCTTGTTCGATTGCTTCATTCAACCCAAGCTCTGCGACATTTAATGTCATCGGGACCCATTCAGCATCCAGTGAAGTAACTCCGATATGACCGCCCCTTGAATCTAGGCTGTATTCGTTTTGGTATTCCGATCTTAATCGCTTTATCTCTTCTGAATCGGGTGGCTGTGGATCTGTTCCGCCTGGCCATTTGTTCTTGATGAACCCGATCATCCCCCTTTCGGTAATGATAATATTGATTGACTTTAAAGCTGCGATGATATTTGAAAGCGGCATCTGTAAAGCTTCGACACGGGAAATAGGATTCAAAATAGATACGCCTATCCCTTCTGCCATGTAAACGATCTGATCTGTTTCGAATACTTCTTTTTGCTCGGTGCCAACAAGTTCATAATTGGTGATGATCTCTTTTAAATCGGTCTGCCTGTAAATTTTACCCGTCGCATTTATCTTCATTGCTCCACTTGGAAGCAGCCACAATGCACTGGGAATTTTCTCGTATGACAACCCTTTCAGCTTAAACTGAAACGTCTTATTATAAATGCCATTGGTCACATAGTATTGATACAGGTATTGCTCAATGGTCTGTAATGGATTGGGCTTCTTTAGGAATTTTAAAACCTTGCTATCCTTAATTTCTTCGCCATCTTTATTAACGTGCTTTATCTCCATTAAAGAGAACAGTTCTGCTCCACGGGAAAGAATTGTATTAAGATGCGGTACCGACATAGCAACCCTTGTCAATGAATTCGGGTTGCAGTCAATTAAAAATTCTCGTAAATTAATCGGTTGATAGCGATTGTAAGAAGATGAAAACTTGCCGCCCGACCTACCAAGAATCGCATTTAATATGCCGCCGAAAAAACCCGCTATACCGGATTGGTTGCGGTTGTAAAAAACATCAAAGTTATTTGGCATTAAATTGCGGATTTTACGCAAAGAAAAGCGGTAAGTGATTTCTTACAGTTGACTAAATGAAACTAGGTTACATCGAAAAGCTTCGCTGTATTCGGATTTCCTTGAATGAATTTTGAAAGTCCTGCTGTTGCATCCGGTGCGCCGTCCTGCTTGTTTTCTCCTGTCTTCATGTATGCAAAAAGATTACGCATGAACTTGTCGTAATCTGACCCCGGCAAGTATTCCGATTCCGCTAAAAAGTAAAAGTACTTCTGAATAAATCCGTATTCATTCCATATCCGAATTCCTTTATTAACTGAATTAGTGACCGTGAATACTTTTTCCGCTTTGATCAACTTTCTCATATCCCTGACAAATCCTGATCCGTTGCCGTTCTTTTCAATCTTTATGGCATCGCAGTTGTTGCTAATAAATTTCGCTGCTATTAATGGCTCTGTGATCTCTACAGTATCTTGAGAATAAACCACATCGGTTATAAATACTTTGTTTTGTATTATTCTGCAAAATGGTGCTGCTAGAAAATCGCTTCCGCCTTCCGCCGGATCAACGTAGCCAAGTGATGACTGAATTAAACTAATAGTTTCATCCTTTTCGATCTTCGTTGTTTCTTTTTCAAACTCGTTCCATGTGAAACGTTTTATCAATTCTTTGGTGAACAAGTATCCTTTTAATGGCTTCGGATTTTGCTGATATTGGCGAGAAAAAACAACCTCATTCTCATTCTGCATCTTTATCAATTCGTCAACCGAATGCTTATGAGGCCAAAGGGCGGCCCCATCCTCACGTAAACACGGGAATGATAACACAGTCCAATCCTCAGGAGATTGCTTCATAAGATAGCCGCACAAATCTTCTTCATGCAATCGCTGCATAATGACAATTACAGGAGTGTTCCGGGAATTGACACGGTTCTTGATGGTTGAGTCCCATCGTTGATTTACTTTATTTCGGATAGTTTCTGAATCTGCGTCCTCAGGTTTAATAGGGTCGTCAATTATTAATGCTCCGGCGAATGTTGTCGAGGTTGCAAAATCTTCGTCTTCGAGTTCATCGACTTGTCCCGCTCCGAATCCTGTTACTTGGCCGGCTGCTGCTGTGGCATACACTCCGCCGCCTTCTGTAGTGTACCATTTCTTTTTAGCATCAGATCCTTTTTTGATCTTGACTTTCGGAAATAGCTGTCCGTATTCTTCTGTATTGATAATATCCTTTACAGCTTCTGAGTTATCCAGTGCTAAATC